ACCGTGCGGGCGCTCAGCGAGCAGTTGGCCGCGTCGGTCGGTGAGCACATCCAAACCCACCAGCTTGGGTAGGCGTCGGCGTCCGAGTCGGGCAGGGCGGTGCGATTCGACCGGCGAAAACAACATGATTGCGTCCGCGTTTATCAAGGATGCCTCGGCAGTTGGAATTAACTTGCGCAACGGATCCAGCGGTTTTGTTTTTGGCGACCTAACGCTAGTAGATGCAAATATTGCAAGTGAATCAGGGAATCTTGGGGCAAAATTTGGGAACGTGATGATGTATTGGGGAGGGGCGACAAGTGCTTTTCCGTTGTCATTAGCATCGTCGACGGTCGATGTTTCGTTCGGGACCGTCCATATAACTAGCTCAGTAAGCCCAACGTCGGGGTATCTAGCCTACTTCAATTCATGCGACAGAATCAAAGTGGGATCAATGTTTTTGCGTCGAGTAGGAGCGACACTGTCAGAGGGGTTAAGGATAACAGGCACGTCGCCAGATATCTTCGTTGGATCGATGAGAACACAAGGAATCACAACACCAGTTCAGCAATCAGCAACCAACGACACAAATATTATTATCAATCATGATGATGTTACGATCGGATCGGGACACGAATGGAAAAGCAAGGCCGCAATTGAACTAATTGCTAGGCATTTAGCAACCTCCAATAGTGCGGGCGACGAATTGGCAAACTACAAGGTCTACAACTCTGATTCGTCGGGCGCTCAATTTGTATTTCAATTGAAAACGACGGCTCGCGGCGGAACAGGGTTCCAAGGAAGAACAGAAATCCTTGATGATGATGACTCTGTTGTAGGCGTGATCCGAGAAGCAGGTGGTGGCATGACAATCGTTCCGCCAACATCGTCTTCAGGTTTGCCCACAGGTGCGATTTACAATAACTCCGGTTCGTTGGATATAGTGTAATGGCAAACACCCCAGTTTACTTTCCAGCCGCTCAAAATTTAACGTTAACACTGGAAATGTTTGCGTTCACATCTCCGGATACAGTTGCAAATTCACCAGGAGACACTTGCACAGAATTAACTAACTCAAAAGGCATGTATACAGCAGTGGTTTCAGAACCTCTTTCTGGTTTGTATACAGGTCGAGCGAAAGATTCCAATGATCTTACTCATGCTATCTGGCATTTTTTAATGGTGGATACAACGGATCCAGTTTATTACTCCGAAACACCTGCTATTGATTCGGTTGAGGTTGCGGGAGGAGTTCCGTTTCCCGTTACCGTTACAGACACTTCTTTGAATCCCTTGGATGGAGTTGCGTGCTGGGTAACGTCGGACGTGGACGGCAACAACATCGTTGCAGGCGTTAAGTATACGAACACCTCTGGCTACACCGAATTCAATACACTTGAAGCAGGCGACTATTACTTGTGGCGACAGTTGAAGGGTCATGACATTCCGAATCCTTTATCCATCACGGTGTCGTAAATGCCAACCTATAACGACGTAGTTCCGTCATCCGATCCTGGTCAACAACTGAAGATCACGTACCAGGAGATCCAACGCGAAATCGGACGTCTTCTTGGATTCAATCGCGATCCATCGAATTGGGATGCAATTGAGATACAAGACTCAAGTGACATCATTCGATCGTCAGAACGCGAATTCTACTTTCAGGATCACGACTGGTCTTTTATGATTGAAGCTGACAGCGTGTCACTGAATGCAGGTGTTTCGGTTTCTGCATTGCCACTTGAGTTTATTCGAATTGTTTCGTCATTCACGAATGGCGACGGCGACGGCGGGCGGTTGTTGCAAGTGGATGATTCGGAATTGCGTGCAATCAAAACAGACCAAACTGGCAGGCCCGAGTATTTTTCGATTCGTTTCAACAGTACGTCGGAGTTGTACGAGGCAGATGTTTTTCCGGCACCAAACAAAACGACAACACTCAATTTTCGGTATTTGAAAAGTCCAGCCCCACTTTCGGGATCGAACATTTACCATTTGGGGCCATCAGTACACAGCGAGACGTTTTTAGAGTGCGCTCTGGCGAATGCAGAAAAGAAATTGAATCCTGAAACTGCTGACACGGAGTCAGGATTTCACCAGCGCCGGTATCAGGAATTCCTTGCGAGGTCGATCGAGTTCGACAAGAAAGTGTTTATGGAAACTGACTAATGGCATCATATCCAGTACAAAAGATCGAATACGGAACCTATCAATGGCTCACCAAAGAAATTGGTGGAAGTCTTGGATACGGTTACGACGAACGTGCGTTTAATCCTACTCAGAAAGGTAAGATTAAAAGCATTATCGATTCTGGATATCAGCGATTCTGTTTCCCGCCTCCATTGTCTGAGATTGTCACCAAGAGGGAAGGTGATTCGACATCGATCGAAAAGGAACAAATACGCAAAGCACCACACCAATGGTCGTTTCTAGCTCCATTGGCCGAACTGGATATTGAATCCGCAAAAAACTCGTATGATCTCCCTGATGATGTCGCGACGTCAGTAAGTGAATTCACATCACAAAACGGATCGATTCCGATTGTTCCCGAGCATCGATTGAGATCATTGATTGATCGGGCGCCATCCGATGGGAAGCCTCAATACGCGTCTCTGGTTCCGAAAGGGAAAAGTGGTTGGAATGTCGTATTTTATCCGACGCCTAACGCAAATCAGACGCTTCGGTATAGATACACGATCAACCCTGAGCCACTGAGTGAAGAGAACTCCTACCCTGTCGGCGGTAAGGTGCACGCTGATACGATTCTCCAGGCATGTTTGTCAGTTGCCGACGAACGAGAAGGCAAAGACATCGGTGTCGCATTCAAAGCGTTCATGGAACGACTTGCAGCATCGATCAACATTGACAAGAAAAATGCCCATGTCACCGAAGAATCGATTTGGCAAACGGTTGACACGAATAGCGTCGAATCATTGATTGGCGAGCATATGGGTTATGGTTCCAATCCTGAAGCATGGTCGGCTTCAGAACTTGCCAAAGTCACTGAGGCAGTGGTACAAGGCAAGCGTTGTTTCTTGGTTCCCGAGCCACTTGAAGGCGAAAAGCACACGCACAAGTGGTCGTTCCTTTGCCCTGTTGAATCACTCAATTTGGAATCTGGAAAGTATACCTACGATCTTCCGGTTGATTTCGCAGGTCTAAATGGACCAATAACATTCGCTCCAGCATCCCATGTCATCTACCCACCATTGAGAATTGTCGGAGACTACGAACTTCGCCAAAGGCTGCAGGTTTCAACAACAGCCTCATCGCGGCCGCAACGAGGGTCGATTCGTGTCAAAAACTCGGTAAATGAATCAACGAGATGGGAATTGGTGGTTTGGCCTGTTCCAGATACTTCTTACGAAATTCAGTTTCAATATCGAGTCAGTCCAGAACGATTTGATGTCAACCACGGTGGTCCCGATCATTTCCAAACGATTCTCGAAGCGTGCAAGATGTGTGCGGATAGTTTGATGAAAAAGAAAAGCAGTCCTCATCGAGAATTATTCCTTCAAAGGCTGAAGGCATCAGTTAGTTACGATCAGCAATTGTCGGCGCCGGACGAACTTGGATACAACAGTGATCCAAACTACCGGTCGAGCATGTTCCACAATAGTCACAATCACCACGAATTGTACGAAAACATCGTCACATACAACGGGCGAACCACATAGGAGTCATTTTCAAATGGCAAATGAAGTCAAGGTCGGCGTAAGCCTCACTTACGCAAAGAATGGAAAAAGCTTTTCGGCCGGAAAGCAAGGTGTTCAGATTGATGTTAGTGGCGACGATTATATTGCAGACGCTACGCAAAACATTGGCACTTCAGAAGAAGCGGTCAGTATTGGTGACATCACGACAGAGGGAATCTTGGTCATTCAAAACAATGATGCAACCAATTTTGTCTCACTGTACGGAGCGAATGGCGAAACAGCGTTCGCGAAGATCAAGCCAGGAGATCCGCCTTTTATCTATCGAATTCATCCTGATTCGACTTTGTACGCGAAAGCGGATACCGGGGCGTGCCAAATTTCATACACTTTGATTGAAGACTAATATCTTGGAAGAATTGGTTGAAATCCCGTTTCCATTGGGAGGATTGGATAAAAGACGATCCTTTCAATCGGAAGATCCACAGACGACCGTTGGATCTGTCAATGTTGTTCCGGATGGACAACAGGACGGTCGCACGCGCGGTGGTGTTCGTTCGGGAATGAGCCGTCGATTTGAACAAGAAGTTCCTTTCGGCCCGACGTTCATGGCCGTTGTTGATTCCCCGACTTTCGAAACGGGAATTCCCGTAACGAATCTGGTTATTGGAAACGGATCGCATATCTACCGGTCTCGTTCAACCAGAAATACGGTACTTGAAGGCACGACTACTTACACCGAATACCTAGAGCTAATCTCTGGCGACATTGGCACTGGATCCGGTGTCATGCTTGGTGACGCGGTGTCAGTAGCATCGCGTGCTGGCGTCTTGCTGATTGCCGACACTGGCCCAAAGATCATCGACGGCGTGAACGGGACCATTGCATCAGGTGTTTTGACAATCTCTGAGAATACTGCAGATGTTGATATTGATGATCATTTCCTGTTTGTTGAAACATCGGGGTGCCCAGCAATCGAAACGGGTGCCTATCAAATCACGGCCAAAACGACAAACACTCTAACCCTTGCCGGGGGTGACGACGTGATAGTTGGAACGGGGAATGTCAGCAAATACTCTGTCCGCAAGGGGGCGAAGTACGTTGATTTGGAAACCGGTGATTCAGGAATATTCCTCGCACAAAAAGGAATCGCACCAGCTGGTGCCACGACGGTTGCCATTTATCGCGATCGAGCATTTTGGGTTGAGGATTTGCTTTGGTACGCGTCGGCAACAGGTGATATCTACAACTACGACTACGGTGCCGACGAAAGTAATTATGGGCGTGCCGGCGCAGCAGCAACGTCGGACGCTGGACAACCAGGAAAGCCAATTATTTCTCTGGCACCATTTGGTGACGATTACCTGTTGATGTTCGGCGAAGATTCTGTCTGGGTTCTTCGAGGGGATCCGGCATACGGCGGGCAGATCGACCATCTATCTAGAAATCTTGGAATCGTTGACACGAATGCGTGGTGTCATGGCCCAAGCGGAGAAATATTCTTTTTGTCAAAGAATGGATTGTTCGGGATTCCGCCCGGCGCGACAGGAGTTCCGCAGCAGGTTAGTAATACGAGATTGCCGAGGGATTTGAAAAATGCCGACCGCGAAAACTTCAACACTACTCTGGTCTATGATTCTGAGTACAACGGCATATTCGTTTTCATTACACCGAAAACGTCTACAA